TGTTAACCGGGAGATCGCAGGTTCGAGCCCTGCCTTGCCAGCCACACCAACCAACGCCAAGTGCCCGCACATGCGGACCGCCTGGGCCTCATAAGGCCCTCAGAATTCACGGTGCTGCTCCTCGCTGCGCTCTTGGCCGCCTCCTGTCGGCCTTTTTATTTCGATAGGCCGAACTATGACCGCCGAAGCCTCTCGCATAGCCGAAAGTACTGCGTTCAAACTCGTCGTTCCTTTTCTTCAGATATTGCTGGCGGCATCGGTGACAGGCTCATCCGCATGGATTGTCAGTGCCGTATCGACGTTGCAGACGACGATGAACAATTATCAAACAGGTCAGGCGCTGACGATCCAGCGTGTCGATGTGATCGAACACCGTCTGGATAACAACGAAAAGCTGATCGATGGCCTTCGCACGACCACCATGCGTCTTGATTTGCAGAGCACCAGCTTTGCCGACAACCTCCGGAGCATCGTTCACAGCAGCGGGGCAGGAAAATGATCAAGCTGATTGATAACGCTGCGCAATGCCATCAGTTGTGGTCTGTGCGCCTCGCTGTCGCTGTCGCTGTCCTAAACGCCGGCGCTGCTGGCTGGACATTGTTTCAGGGCATCATCAGCCCGCTCCCCTACGCCTGCGTCAACATGGCTCTTGGCGTGGGAGTGGCAATCGCTCGCGTGGTCTCCCAGCAATCCAAAGACGATCCGCAATGAACCCCATCCGCGCCTGGTTTGCCGGGCTATTTCGCAAAGAGGCAAAACCCATGAATGTTACTGCATCTTCCCTGACGCTGATCGCCGGCACTACTGCGCAGCTTACTTCCGGTGAGCCGGCAAATTACACCTCCAGCGACACCAACATCCTGACCGTCGATTCCTTGGGCGTTGTCACCGCAGTTGCTGCCGGCCTGGCGACCGTCTCTGCCACCTCCGTGACGAACCCGTCGGATACAGCGGTACTGATCGACTTTACCGTTACTGCGGCCGCTCCAGCGCTGCCTGATGACAATGACGCCGATACCCAGAAAGTCGCGCCGGTAAAATCCGGCCCCAGCGATCTTGAAAAGCTTGATTCGCTGATCGAGAAGCTGGAGCTGACCACCATCAAGGAATTCCGCGCGGCGATTGCCTTCCTCAAGGCTCTGGCCTGATCCAAGGTGCCCGGCCGCCTGGGCACCCCATTCCCTCACTCGATGGCACGACAGAGGCCATAGAAAGACCGCAAGGATCTTCCCATGGCAAAGACTGATTGGGCGGCGCTCCAGAAGCGATTCCTCATCGACTACGCCAAGCAGAAGATCTCTCCCCAGGTGTGGTGTGAGATGAACGATCTTAGCTATGCCTCGGCCCGGCGCTACATCAAGAAACCTACTGCGCAAGAAATTGCGAAAATTGCGCAAAACAAAACTGCGCAATCCGAGAAAACTGCGCAGAAGAAATTGCGCAATGCGCAAAGCGGCAAAGCTTGCCCCGAAATTCAGGAATCTGGAAAGGACTCCAGATCCAAAAGTACGACCGCGATTCGCGGGTCACGTACTGCTCCACCGAGCAACCCGTTTCCCAAGGGTCAGACACTCAGTCTTGAGCACGGCGGCTATGCCCAGCGCATGCTGCTCCCCGATAATGTGGTCGAAGACGCCAAGGCCCTGACGCTATACGACGAGCTGTTCCGCCTCAGAGCCAACAACCTGATGGCCGGCGAGGCAATTGGCCGGGCCAGGGCTCAGATGGAAGAAGACCCGGATGCGAGTGAGGCCTGCCTTTCGCTTATCGAAAGCGCTGACAAGGCGATGATGCGCAACACGGTGCGGATCGAATCACTTGAACGCACCATTGGCCTGCTCAACATGGGAAGGCTGGAGTCCCAGAAAATGGCTGTCGATATCGAATACCGACAGGCCTCGACCGATAAGGTCCGCGAGGAAATCGAACTCCTGCGCAATGGCGATAACAGTGATAACGCAACCGTCGTGCACAACATGCTGCCGATGCATGGAAGTGTGGAATGAAGGAGATCTTCCTGCCGGCCCTGCACGATGGCCAAGTGGCGATCTACCGCAAGGGGATGACCTCCAGGCTCAACGCGGTGCGTTGTGGGCGCCGCTGGGGCAAGACCTTCATGCTGTCCTCGATGGCCACGTCCTGCTCCCTGCATCGCTTCCCTGTCCCCGGGGCTTCGAAGCTTGCCGGCGGCCGCGTCGGGATATTCACCGCCGAATACCGACAGTATCAGGAGATCTTCGATAAGCTGGTTGAACTGCTCGAGCCACTGATCAAGACCAAGTCGCGCAGCGAGAAGCGCATCCTGCTGAAGAATGGCGGGAAAATTGACTTCTGGGTCACCAACGATAACAAGCTGGCCGGGCGCGGACGCGAATACAACCTGGTGCTGGTCGACGAGGGGGCCTTTACGAAGGTCCGCGAGATGCTCAAGGAGGTGTGGCCGAAGTCGATCAAGCCCACCTTGCTGACCACTGGCGGATCGGCCTGGGTGTTCTCCACACCTGACGGGATCGACGACGACAACTTTTTCTATGCCATCTGCAACGATAAGGCGTTGGGCTTCCTTGAGCACTACGCGCCAACCTCCAGCAACCCCTATGTGCCACCCGAGGAGCTGGAGAAGGAACGCCTGAACTCCGATCCTCGGGTATTCCAGCAGGAATACCTTGCTGAGTTCGTAGACTGGTCGGAAAGCGCGTTGCTTGATGTCAACAAGCTGCTGGAAGACGGTCTTCCCATCGAGCAGCCGACTCACTGCGATATGGTCTTTGCGGTGATGGATACCGCGCTTAAGGGTGGCCAGGAACACGACGGCACCGGAGTCGTGTATTTCGCCTACGAACAGACCTACCACGCGCCGCGGCTCACCATTCTCGATTGGGATGTCTCGCAGATCAGTGCCGACTTGGTAGAAGTGGCAATGCCGAACATCTTCGGACGCCTGGAAGAGTTGGCCCGACAATGCGGAGCCCGACAAGGCAGCCAGGGCCTGTTCATCGAAGACGCGCAGATGGGCGCCATCCTTCTGCAAAAAGCCGAGAGCCAAGGCTGGCCCTGCCGGCCGATCAGCTCGATTCTGACCTCAAAGGGGAAGGACGAGCGCGCGGTACTGGCCTCCAGCCCGCACTACCTGGGCAAATGCAAGATCACTCGATATGCCTATGACAAGGTTGTCCAGTTCAAACAGAAATCCGCCAACCACCTGATCAAGCAGGTTGCTGCCTTTCACCTGGCTGATAAAGCTGCGTACAAGAGGGCTGACGACCTCCTTGACTGCTATTTATACGCTCTACTATTGACATTTGGGGATGAAAGGGTGCTCTGATGGCCGAGGTAACGATCAACAATGCCGAAATCCTCGGAGCAAGCAGGATCCAGCCGGGCGATCAGGCCAGCTATGAGACCTGCAAAGCACTGTGGGAGTATCATCCACTGGGCGGCAAGCTGGTGGAGAAGCCGGTCAACATGGCACTGTTCAAGCGCCGGCTATATGCGCTGGAAGACGACCCGGGCAATCGGATCATCACCCAGTTCGAAGATGCCTGGACCCGCCTAGAAATCACCCAGAAGATCAAGAATCTGCACTATGTGATCCGCTGCTATGGAGCGGGGGCGATTGGGGTTGGCAACCAAGGCGCCGCGACCGCTGACGCTCTTGATCTGTGGAAGCTGCGCGAGGAAGACCTCTACATCAGCGTGTTCGATCCTCTCAACACTGCCGGTTCCATGGTCTCTAATCAGGACCCGAACTCGCCGAACTTCCAAGCGCCGAACAAGGTGGTGACCATTCAGGGAGCGGCCTGGCACCCTTCGCGGACCCTGCGACTGTTCAACGGTGCACCGATCTACCTGAGCTTCCAGAACTCCACATTCGGCTACACCGGACGCAGCGTGTTTCAGCGCGTGCTCTACCCGATGCAGTCCTATCTGAAGACGATGCCGGTCAATGATATGGTTGCCGAGAAGGCCGGCCTCCTAATCGTCAAGCGTGTGCAGAACTCATCTACCGTCAGCGGCCTGATGGGCTTCTCCGGCAAGAAAAAACGCGAAATGGTCAAGGAGGCGATCACCGGCAATGTGCTTGAAGTGGGCAAGGACGACTCAGTGGAGTCGCTTAACCTGCAGAACGTCGACGATGCGTTGAAGGGGGCACTGGAGAACATCATCGCGAGCATCGCCGCCGGTAGCGACACTCCGGCGCGACTGATCAACGACGAAGCTTTTGCCTTAGGGTTCTCTGATGGCACGGAAGACTCAAAATCCGTGGCCCAGCACATCGACGGTGTGCGCCAGACCCTGGACTCGTCCATCGAGTTCTTCGAGAAGATCGTCCAGCATATCGCCTGGAGCGAAGACTTCTACGCGGCGCTTTCCGCCGAATACCCTGATTACGTCGCCGAGCGCACTTACAAGGAAATGTTCTACGTCTGGCAGCGCGATTTCTCCTCAAAGTGGGCGCCGCTGCTGGAAGAGCCGAAGAAGGAGCAGCAGGAAGGCGAAGCCAAACTGATTGATCAGGTGGTCAAGCTGTTCACCGCTCTCACCGCGAGGATCGATCAGGCGAACTACGCGACGGCGGTCGAGTGGGTAGCCGACATCGCCAACACCCTGCCATCCATCAAAGAAACCCCACTGCTGATCGATTACGAGGCTCTGGCCGCCTATACGCCACCTGCTGCGCCTGCCATTCCGGAAGGAGACCAAAATGCCGTCGGAAACGAATAAGGCGGCCACACGGCGCATCAAGGGCTTCAATGAGGTTCTGACTGACGCGGTGAACTATTACGCCGAGCACGGCTGGGATTCGGAGAAGAGCCTGAACGCCTGGTGCGGCAAGCTGCGCCGAGCCGCCGAGCGCAAGACCGGTGACAAGGACGTAGCTCGTGCGCATCTGACCAAGATCTACCGGCGCCTTGTGATCGATGGTGGCCTAACCAAGGGCATCGACGAGCCGAAAGCGTTCAAGCTGGACAAGATCAAACCTTCGCTGCGCGCTGAGCTGGACAGGCGTATTTTCATCAGCGCCAACCTGATCAAGATCAATCGCGAGCAGGCCATCGACAAGACCATCCAGCGCTTCACCGGCTGGGTCTCCTCGGTCCCCCCGGGCGGCACAGAGGTCATCGACCGGATTGAGCAGAAGACCGCGATAAAGAAGTCCATCGTTCAGGAGGCGTTCGAGGGCCGTCGAGTGGCGATTGATCAGGGCCATAAACTGGCCTCGAACATCCGCTACATCCACGCGATCCAGACGGGCGCCATCGGCCTAAAATGGCACTCGGATTGGCGCCAACCCGGCTACGACTATCGACCTCAGCATAAAGAGCGCGATGAGAAGATTTACCTGCTGCGCGACAACTGGGCCAGCGAGAAAGACTTGATTAAGCCGGTGAATGGTTACTATGACCAAATCACCGCCGCCGCCGAAGAAGTCTATTGCAAGTGCAAGGCGCTCCCGGTGTATTCCCCGCGTGAATTGCCCGATGAGTTTTTGACGGAGAAAGGGAAAAGTGAGCTTAACCGAACTTGATGTAGCGCGAAGTATCCGTGACGGCGCGCTGGCTTCGCCGTTCAAGTTCCATAACATGTGGCTGGTCAACTTGCGAATTACCGGGACCGGCCTGGCTTATCGCAGCAGCCTGGGTGAGCATGTCTGGCGAAACCCGGATATCTATCTAAATGAAGAGTTCCTAGCGCGCTGTAATGGCCTATCGCTAATAGTCAACCATCCTAATAAGTTGATTCTCGACGACAATGAATTCAAGGGTCGCAACGTCGGCAGCGTGATGCTGCCCTACATCAAAAATGATGAAGTATGGGCTGTATGCCGGTCCTATAGCGATGACATTGTAGAGGAGATCCGCAAGGGGGAAGTTTCTACCAGCCCAAGTGTGTTATTCGATGAGGGCTCGGGCAACATTCTCATCAACCCAGAAGGAACTGACGAGGCGGTGCTCATTGAGGGTAAACCGTTTCTGATTGACCATATTGCTCTGGTGACTAAGGAGCACGGAACCAACGGCGTATGGGATAAAAAATCAGTACCCGAAGGCATTGATATATCCAACAAAGGTGAACTTGATATGACCCCCGAAGAACTGAAAGCGGCACTCAGTGGTGTTTTGGCTGATGCCATGCAACCTCTGGTCACGCGAATTAACGCCTTCGAAGCGCGCGCCGATGCGGCCGAGAAAAAGGCCGATGAAGAAGCCAAAGCCAAGGCCGATTGTGACGCCAAGGCGAAAGCTGATTCCGAGGAAAAGGCCCGGGCCGATGCCGATGAAAAAGACAAGAAGGACAAGGAAGAAAAAGCCAAGGCCGATGAAGCGGCCAAGGTGAAAGCCGACGCCGACGAGGCTGATCGCAAGGCGAAGGAAGAGCGCGAAGAGGAAGAGCGCGCCCAGGAAGTCGCTAAGGCTGATGAAGACAAAAGCGAAGCCCAGGCCAAGGCTGACTCCGCCTATTCCGCCTGCGGCAAGCGCGCCCGTGCGCCGATGTCAGGCGAATCCGTGCAGGCCTATCGCAAGCGCATGATCAAGGGCATGCAGGCCTACTCGGACGCTTACAAGGCCGTCAACATCGACGCCATCACCGATGACGCCCTGCTGTCTATCGCCGAGCGTCAGGTCTATGCCGATGCGGCCGCCTTCATCAACTCCGGTGCCGATGCCCCGGTGGGCTCACTGCGCCCTATCAAGGGTCGCGATTCGGCAGGCCGTGAGACCACTCGATTCGTCGGTGACATCGGTGCCTTCCTGGCCCCATTCCAAATCGAAGCCCAGCAATACGCTGGCCGCCGTGAAGCCAGCCGCTAAGGGAGCACCAAAATGAGCATTACTTTTAACCCGTTCAAGAACTTCGGCAATAGCCCGGGTTTCAATGTCAGCTCCCAGGGCTATGTCCAGGGTGACGCGCAGGATGACCCGGCGCTTCAGCTCCTGCTGGAATCTGGCTTCATCGCAGATTCGGCCGCATCGCAGATTTTCGGCGGCATGCCGATCACTGTCTCGGCGGCGGTGCGCGGCAATCAGAACACCTACGGTGGCTCGGTGGTCAAGCCGCTGGTGGTCAACCACATCGGCGGCTGGTGCGTGATGAACCGCAACTACAACGGGATCATCACTGCCGGCAACCCGGTCCCTAGCTGGGGCGCTGGGGAAAGCGTGCACTTCTACCGTCCAGGCTCCGGTGCGCGGATTCCGTTGCCGTTGGCCTCTGATGTGATCGCCTATGTCAACGCTGGAACCTACCCACAGGTCTGGTACTGGGATTCGGTCAATCACCTGGTCACGTCGGTGGAACCGTCTGACAGCAGCGCGGCAGTGCCGATCACCCTGGTGGATGTGAACACCAGCGGCACGACCATCACGGCCACCGGCAGCCCGGTCGTCATCCAATGGGCCTACGGCATGCCAATCGGCTTGTTCATCGTTTAAGGAGTCTCTAATGAGTAACGTCTCTTTCGGCATTGTACGGGTTGACCCGTCGTTCATGCAGCCGCAAATCCTCATGCAGTACACGCAGAAAACTGGCGCCTGGGATTTGCTGCCCGAGCGCAAGCCGGATGTGCGCCTTGGCACCACCGATCTGGTCGCCTATCAACGCAGCCTGCGCGTGAGCACCCAGACCCAAGTCGGCCAATCGATGTCGGCACGCCTGCCGTCGACCTCGATCGTTCCCGGCTACGATCAGATGAAGACCTACCGCATCGCCTGCCGATCGCAGTACGCCATGTTCGACGAGGAAGCTGCTCGCAATGCCGGCTATTCGCTGGTCGACGCCAACCGCCTGGCCGCGCATCAGGGCATTGCCCAGACCATGCGCAACCTGCTGCTCTATGGCTTCGACGCCTCGAACAACGAAGGGGTGATGAACTCGCCGAACAGCAACCGCCACAACCTGCCGGCCGACAGCCATGGCGCCACCGGCTACAACGCCTACGATAACGGTGAGCTGTTCCAGTTCCTGCTCAACGAGATTGCCATCATCAAAAGCGGCATGATGATGATCGGTGTGCCTCTGCGCTTCACCATCCTCGCCCCGCAGCGCTTCATTTCGAAGCTGAGCTATGGCGGTATCGTGCAGCTGACCAGCTACCAGCGCATCGGTGGTGGTTCGGAAACCATCAGCGCAGCCATCAAAGAGGTGACCATGCGTGCTGGTGGTGACGAAGTGGTGTTCTCGGTGGATGACACGCTGATCGGCCAGGGTGCCGGTGGCACTGACGCCATCATCATCGCGGTGCCAGAGCTGCGCATCAATCCGGCGCAGATCGCTTTTGATACCAACATCTTCGCCACCCTGACCCCAAACCAGCAGGCGGTCAACACCATGCTCTGCGACATGGCGGCGCCTATGGAAGTGGTCAGCCCGATTGCCGACGGCGGCACTACCACCATCTATACCATCCGTTCCACTCCAGGCTGGTGCCTGCGTGGCCAGGGCGCGACGATTCTCTCTGCCTCGTTCTAAGGTTTGGCATGTTTTCAGACAACAGCGAAGGATGATCAATGAAACTTTTCCTGGCTAACGCCACAAGCCAAAATCACCGGATCTACCTGCGCTTCCCTGAGCGCACCATGACCACTTACGACATCGGTCCAGGCACCCAGACCATGATCGACAACCTCAACAGCATGGACGTTGAGTATTTCAAGGCGCATGCCAATACCTACGGTTATGCCGAGGCGAAGAAGGGTGTCGGCTCGGCGTTCTCCGGCATCCTCTATTCCATCGATACCGAGATCAGTTCCACCACCATGCAGGACAAGAACGGCGACTTGAAAGACGTGCAGATCAAGCAGTCGGAAAACATCCTCGCCACCGGTGCTGCTGCCGTGGATGCCGCGCTGTCCCAGGGGCGCGGCGAGAAGGAAGGCAAGGTCTCGCGCAGCCAGACTGCCGTAGAGATCCAGAGCGAGTCGGTCGACCCGAACGACAATTCGCCGAACGGCCTGAAACGGCTGGTGGTCGATAAGTAAGGAGCCGCCATGTTCCCGCCAAGCTCCGCTGACTTCCTGGCCTTCGTGCGCAACGATATGGGCATTTCGCCAACTGTGTTGCCGGACAGCTCAAGCTACCTGATCACGTCCTTCGGCATGGCGAATGAGTTCATGCCGAGCTGGACCCAGTGCGCGGAGATCCAATATAGCTATTCGAATGCGCTCCTCAACCTTGGCGGGGCCTACTTGATACAGGTGGCGGCGGATGTGCCTGAATCGAGCTTTTTCGATGACCTGCGCACCGCGTTCAAGATGACGGGCGCATTCCGTTCTGGCGTGATCACCAACTCCTCGGACAATGGGACCGCCGCTTCTACGGCGGTCGGACAAGCCATGTCCAATCTGAGCCTAGCCGACCTGCAGTTGTTGCAAACCCCCTACGGGCGCATTGCGCTGGCCTTCCTGCAGGAACTGGGCGCGTATTGGGGGCTATCGTGATCGTCAAGTTCGGCGTGATCGACATGATCTACGACTATGGTGACGACCCGGGCAAGACCACCTTCGAGGTGGCCGAAGACCTGGAGAAACGCTATGGGATCATGCGCAACTTCTACGCCCGACATAAACAGGACGTGCAGCGAGAAGTTGTCAAGAAGCTGACAAACCAGCTGGCCGACGTTATCCAGTTCGAAGCGCCAATGGCCGATGAGTTGCTGCTGAGCGACACGGTTTCGCGTTTCCAGTTGTTCCTAACCACCCATGAGGTGGAGACCCTGGGTATTCCTGGAACACCGACCCTGGCTGCTATCGAGGGGGTCAACTCGCGGTTCAAGACCCGCAACGATCCGGGTCGTCCGTCGTTCGTCGATGGCGGTCTATATGAAGCAAGCTTTATGGCCTGGGTAGAGTTCAATGACTAATGTGACCGCCGCCGCCGCCGCCGAAAGCACTCCGATGAAGACGGTGCTGACTGATGGCGTATCAGCCATTTCCTACGACGAGTCGATCAGCTTCACCCTATACCAGCGGCAGATCCTGCCGCTGGATGGCTTTGTATTCTGGATTCGTGCTGACCTATTGGATGCCCCACCGTCAGTCACCACGATGACCATCAAGGGCGCTATCCACCGCAGCGTCAGCAACACTCAGGAGGAAGACCAGACCCAGTCGTTGAACCATATGGTGTTCACTACTGACACGCGTGTCGACGATTTCAACTCGGTCAGTTCCAACCAGATGTGGGTCTGCACCATAGAAGGCGCGCCATTCTCGTTCTCATCGATGCTCGACAAGTTCGTCAGTGCCGGCCTCTACCATTACCGCGGCGATTCGATCTCGCCCATCGTGCGCGCGCAGATGATCAACAGCTCGGGCGAGCTGAGCAATAGCAATCTGGTGATCTCCAACTCACTGCCGCTTTTCATGCAGCTCACTCAGTACGGCCCGGTGTACCCGGCCTTCCTGGTCGACAGCAACGTGGCGCCGCCCTATGTGGTGGTTGACGTACGCACCACGGAGCCGATCCAGTCGGCGCCCTCCATCGACCCATCGAATCGCTGGCAGTTCGTCAAGGATACGGTGCGCGTCACTCTGATCGGCGCCAACAACCATGTGGCGCTGCAATACCGCGACTACATCGTCAATGCCGCTATGACCTACGAGCATTTCGGGGTGAGCAACATCCCGGCGGTCAGAGACATCAAGATGCTGCAAAGTGAAATCAACGCTTTGGCTATGAAAAAAACGATCGACTTCGAGGTTAACTATTACCAGCAGACCGCGAACGACATTGCCTTGCAACTTATAACCCAAGTTTTCCTCTCCGTAGAGGTCGAATCGTGAACAACTACACCATTGTCAGCGTCAACGTAAGCCAGATCCTGGCGGCCACACCGAACAACTTGCAGTCAACCGGCTGCATCATCTCGCAGGGCTCGACCACTCTGGCGTCTGGCCATTCGGCACTGCTGACTCAGGCCTCGGATTACACAGCGCTCTTGTCGGGCACGCCAGAGGCCCATGTGCAGGTCCAGGTCAATGACTTCTTCGCCCAGGGCAATACACAGGCCGTGTATATCCTCGAGCTTGGCACCCAGACTAGCAGCACTACGGGGATTGCCGCCCTGGCGACCTATCTTGCTGCCCCGGCGATGCGCTTTTATACCTACGCCTGCCCACCGGCCTGGGATGCGGTAGACGCCTTTGTCACGCTCGTCGGGCAATATGCGGCCCTGACCGCGATGACCTACTTTTTCATCGACACGGAAACCCTCCCGGTCTCGGGCAGTACCTATGTATCGCCGTATGCGACGATCAAGTCGGTGGTGTGCGCCGCTACCCAATTGGCGACTGAAAGTCCAAGTGCCGCGCTGATGTGGATGTTCCTCAACTCGGCACCTTCTGAAACCAACAAGTTGGCACCGTTTGCATTCCGCTATGTTAATGCCTTGACCGTACTGAACGTCACCAACCCGGCCAAGCAGGCGCTGGGCACGGCGTTTATCAACTACATCGGGACTGGCGCCGAGGGCGGCATCGCCAACACCATCGTCTTCGGCGGATGCGCGTCCGACGGCAAAGACTTGATGCAGTGGTACGCGGTCGACTGGGTGCAGATCAACGGCGCCCAGGCCCTGGCGAATGCAGTGATCAACGGCTCTAACAACGCACAGAACCCGCTGTACTACAGCCAGGCCGGCATCAACACGCTGGAAAATGTCCTGCAAAATACAATGAACTCGGCCACCTCGTTCGGCCTGACTGCGGGATCGCCGAAGGCCACCGCAGTGCCGTTCCTCACGTACATCGCAGCGCACCCCAATGATTATGGTGTTGGTCTCTATTCAGGCCTGGCGGTGACTGCCGTGCCGAATCGCGGCTTCAAGAACATCGTGTTCAATTTCACCGTGGACTTCAGCGGCCAGTCACTGCTGACCACGACCACTACGCCCTGATCGAAACCCCATTTAACGAGGTGTCACCATGCCAAATCCACTGATTCCCCAGGGCGTTATTAACCGAGTCAGGTCGTCGATCGATTTTCCAAATTTCCCATCGCTACGGGTCAGCGCTTCCTACCTGGGCAAGGAGGGCATGAGCATTTCTTTCAGCGCCCTCGGCGAGCCGATTCCTACAATGACCGGCGTGGCCACATCGCCACAGCCGTACGCCATGGCGACGTTCACCGTGCACCTGGTGCGCTGCCAGGCGTTGGCCAGCCTATTTCGTACACAGATTGAGGCCAGTACCTACGTCAATGGCGCCAAGCTGTATACCGACTCATCGGTACTCGGAGACTTCACCCTGCGCGATGTGCAGATTATCGGTATTGAGCCGATCAACCTGAATGGTAGCAACGCCGACTTCATTCTGAGCATGACCGGCGTCTACGACATCAACTCTGACATGTGGAACCTCTGATGAAGATTAACCACGCGCTCAACCTCGTCGTGCAGACAGAGAGCGACGACGGCGCCACGGTGTATGTGCACTCGACGCCGCTGAGCAAGGACATTTTCCGCGAGCACTTCCTGATCCTCGGCCGGCTCTATGGCGAATTCTTCTCCTCCGGGCTTGGCCTGCTGGCCAGTGCGCGCACCGCCTACCTACTGCTGGAGAAGCTGGCCAAGGACGCCGGACAGTGGGAAGGCAAGGACGGCGTGCAGAACACCCTGGTGACCCACATCATCAACGGCGCCACAGCGCTGTATGCCGAGGAAGGAAAGGGCTGGAAATCGCTGCCCATGGCCGAAGCGGTCAATCGAGGGGTGGTCGACCTGTGCGAGGTCATGGATGAACTGGTTTTTTTTACTTGCGTCTGTGGCATGACCAAGCGCAATCAGATGATCGAGATCGTGCAGGGGACAGCAGCGGTATGGGGGGCGCTCGCTACGTCCTTGAGCTATATGGACTACATGAATTTCTTGACGACCTCGCAGAAGGACGTAACTACCGAGCCGAAGCTGGAAGCGGCCGACACGGCATCGAATGGTCCGATGGAGTCGTCCATTCCATCCTGAGTGATTTGGCGGGTCGATGTTTCTCGGAGCTGATGCTTGCCCTCGATCTGGACATCAAGACCAAGCAGGAATACCGGGAAAGGTTGAAGGGGAAGGCACGACATGAGTGAAAACCAATTACCGGTACTGAGCATGCCGGTCGATATCGGCCTGGATGAGGACAAGGGCAATCTGCTGCTGCGTCTTTACGAAGCGGCGGCAGCGTTCCGCGGGCCTATTATTTTCCCTGTGCCTCCTGCGCCTGGCAGTTCCGCCACGGCCCCATCAGGATTATCTACGACGCCAGGAGTGCCTTCTCCAACTACACCGCCCGATCCAAATGCGCCGCCAGCCCCAAATGCGCCGAATCTCCCTAGAAATACAGGCGCAGATGCGGGTTCGCTGGTGTTGCTGAGTGCGGCGGCCGGCGCACTGGTCAAGCCATTTACGCAGTTGGGCAAAGCGCTTTCGGCTACCCTGAATGTACTCAGCCGAGTATTCAGCACTGCGGTCAAATGGACCCTGGGCGTAGCGGCACTGGCGGCCGGCTCGCTGTTCGGCTACGACAAGCTGGCGCAGCACGTCTCTACCGGCTTCAACGCCTCGCGCGGGCTGAACATCAGTACCGGATTTGGGACCGCCGTGCACAACGTCTGGGGCAACAAGCTGCCGGACGCCGAGCAGATGCTCTCAAGCATCGCCGGAGCACAGGGGCGCCCGGATGATCCGGCCTATGCTGCGCTGCGGGTGCTGCGTCTAAATCCCGAAGGCGATGTGCAGGGTAACTACCAGTCGGCCCTGCAAAGCGCCCATGCGTTCGCCAGGAGCAATCAAGGGCCAGCAGCGCGAACGCGCTTCAACCTGCTCTATGGCCGCCTGGGGCTCGGCGCCGAATCCTACAACCAGCTCCGCGCGATGGACGATCCAGAGTTCTCCAAGGCGCAGAAGGAGCTTGCGGCGCAGACGGCTGGCACTAATCTGTCCAGCGGTACGCAGAAGTCCTATCAGGAAACCCTGATCCACCTGCAGGGGAACATTGACAAGCTTGGGGCACATTTCGTCGAGGTGCTGAAGTCGATCAATCCGGCGTTAACGCGCTTCTCCGACGCTTTCACCAAAAACTTGATGCGCTTTATGGACGGCAACGGCAAGACCTTGTTCACGGCTATTGGCGCCGGCCTGGATCGGTTTGCAAAGTACCTGAATAGTCCAGAATTTCTCAGCAACATGGACTCCCTGGCAAGCGGGATTTCAGCATTGGCCAAGGGCGTCGTAACGGCGCTGCAGATCCTCGGCGTGGTGCCGAAGGGGGATAGCGCATCCGGTCCATCGGATGAAGGTGCGCAGGGACCGAAATACCCGCCAAAACCTGACTCCGACTGGTCGCCAAAGGACTGGATCGGCGGCCTCTATGACGATCCAAACCGACTGGTGGCGATCCAGAAAAAGGATGCGATCTTCAAGGCAGCGGCGGCGAAATACTCGGTCAGCGAGAACCTGATCAAGTCGATTGCCAAGGAGGAAAGCGGCGGAGTCGCCAGCAAAACATCGCCAGCGAACGCCATGGGCGTTATGCAGTTGACCAAGGCCACCGGCAACATGCTCGGGCTGTCCTCTGCCAATGATTTCGCCGACTTCTTCGACCCAGCGAAAAACATCCATGCTGGTGCCAATGTGCTGAGCCGTAATCTCGCGGAAAATCAGGGTGATCTGGCCAAGGCGCTGGCCCAGTACAACGGCGGCAACTTTGTGTTCCGTGAAGGCGGCGACCTGAAAAAGCCGCGTGATGCCGATAACCTCTTCCTGAAAAAGGAAACGGTCGAGTACCTGCTGAAGCTGATCCGCGACCAGAACCCAGAGATCGAGCAGCAACACCCCGGTTTGACCAACCGCCTGCGCGCTGCTGACGATCTGCTCAACCGCAAGGGCAACGAGGGCCAGCGAGTGAAGATCGAGCTGACCACCAAACAGGCGCCCGGGTCGGATACCCAGGCCAGCGTTTCCAGCGTGCGCGGCCAGGCGGCGTTGTTCCAGTATCAGAATCTGACCGTCCGGGGTAGCGCATGAGCCTATTCGATAGCATCGCCCAGGACGCTTTCAAGCTGGCCTATGAGATATCGCCGATTTTGCTGGTCGGCGGGATCGCCGAGAAAGTTCCTGGCGGCATTCTGCCGATTGCGGTATTCACCGAAGGCTTATCGCTGGTCGAGGGCTTGCTCAGCTCGGGCTCGGTGGGCTTCACCACCCATTTCAATGTGATGGCTGGCAGCAGCCTGATCGTTCAGGAGATCGCCGAGTACCCGTTCTTCGACATGGCAACCGCCGCCAACGCCGTGGTAAGCCGGCCAAATCGGCTGAGCATGCAGATGATCCGCCCGGCCAACACGGTGAATGCCAAATACCCGCTGAAGATCCTCACCTTTACCGCGCTGAAAATGGCCCTGGACTACCACAACTCGCACGGCGGCAGTTACACCATCCTGACCCCAGCCTACATCTACACGGGCTGCCTGATGAACTCGATGATCGATATGTCGGGCTTTTCCGATTCGAACAAACAGGTTCAACACACCTGGCAGCTGGAGTTCTCGCAGCCCTTGCTGCAGGCCAGCCAACTGGAGCAGGTGATGGGAAATATGATGGACAAGTTCAACAATGCCATGCCGTCGCTGCCGAGTTGGTCGGGGATATCCGACAAGGCGATGGGTTATGTCGACGACATTCTTGGGTGATCCGCTATGCAACTGACCACGTTCATGCCAAATGGGAGCACGCCGTTTGAATTCCAGGCCAGCCTCGGGAGCACCAACTATTTCGTCAAGGTACTGTACAACAATTACGCCAATCGCTATTACGTGCAGGGCACTGACTCGCAAAACAATGTGGCATTCTTCGCTCCAATGGTGGCCTCACCGGTCGGCTACGATATCAATCTGGCGATCGGCTTCGGCAGCCTTGTTTATCGGCTGAGCACCAATAGTTTTGAGGCGAACTGATGGACCGCCGTTATCGCATCGAAATCACCGACCTCAACGGTAATGCCATCAATGACTCCAGGGGCAGTCCAATCGGTCCGTTCGATTCTGTTGGCCGTTCCGGAGCGCTGGATATTCAGTTCGATGTGCAGAGCATGGGGGGCGCCTTGATGACCGCCGACACCTGCACCCTGGTGATTCGCGGCTTACCGTTGGCGGTGCTGGTGCAGAGCGTCAATCTGTACAACGCTATCGTTACTGTGTATGCCGGCTTTGACAAGGCCGGACTGCCACTGGCGCGCGCCCAGGCGATCCACTACGGGATGATCCTCAAGGGCCAGGTGTTCGTGCCCTTCGCCAACTGGCAGGGAATCAATCAGTCGCTCAACCTCGGGTTGATCAACTATGCACCGGTCGCCAGCAATGCCGAGCCGTTCTTTTTCATCCTCGCCGGCCAGCAGGGTGAGGATTTGGAAACCGTAGCCTTGCGCGGACTGGTCGGAGCATTCCCGAACGCCAAAATCAATTCGCAGGTTATGCAAAACCTGATCCTTCCGGAGACGGTCAGCGCGGTGCCCTACCAGACCCTGGCCGCCTATTCGAACGCGATCAACGGTCTGTCGCGTAGCATTGCCAACCAGAACGGCTATGGCGGCATGCAGATCTACACGCAGAAGGATTTTGTGGTGATGACCGACTTCAGCGCCGGCATCGGTAATAGCGTTGTGACGCTGGCCGAGTTGATCGGCCAGCCAACCTGGGTTGGACTGAATACCCTGTCGATCAAGATCCCACTGCGAGCCGATCTGAACGTCGGCGATACCCTCACCCTGCAAGCGCCTTCTCAGGCCAACGTCAAGAGCCCCTATGGAGCGCTGGGCGCCGTACTGACCAACAATGCCGGCGCCGCGCAACTGGCCGCCCAAGGCATCACCACCTTCAGCGGTAATTTCGTGATTTCCTCGATCCGGCATGTCGGCGCATTTCGCGACACCTCGCAGGATGCTTGGGTCACCATTGTCGAAGCGATCACTGAGTAGAGACCGATGAGCGATTCACTAAAGCAATCCTTCCAGCAGACCATGGGGATGCTGCATGCCGCCCAGATGCGCGGCTATGACGAACTTTCCGGCAAGTCGCTACCCTGTCATGTCGTCGAGATCAGCGGGTCTATCGTGACCGTGCAGTTCGACATGCTGCCCGGGCGGATCAGCTTTCCGCAGATCACCATCCCGGTTTTTGGTTCGGAGTATGTGCGCCTG